GGACGGTTATGAGCCGTCTGCTCTAACCAACTGTTAATCAGTGTTCCAAAGGGAGTGATTATACTCTGCTATTTTCAAACTTTCTTAAATCGTCTATGATAATCTCAGTTTATGGTGGCAAAATGGTGGCAAGAAAAAAAGTAAGTATGCCCGCTACTTGCGCAATCGGAGTACTGCTCGATCATTTATTTGGAAACAGGCTACACTTGAGGGTTTGGAAGAGTCAAAGCGACTAACCGAAAAAAGAGAAAAAGACCTCAGCTTCGATAAAATCAATTGAATCTTTATGCGTCTCCAATATTTTACAGTAAAAACTTAGATATTATATCAGTTTTACATATGAATATCTTTAACTTTAAGAGTAAACCTGGTATACTAAATTTTAGTCTTAGAAAGGAGAATTAAAATGAATCTTCTTGACTTATTTTCAGGTGCTGGAGGGTTAACCGAAGGCTTTAGAAATAATAATTATGAATTCATCTATCATATCGAAATGGATACGGATGCTTGTTATACTTTAAAAACAAGGGAAGCTTTCTACTATTTAAAGAAAAAAGAAAAGTTACATTATTATAATCTGTATTTAAATAGCGAAATTACCCGAGAAGAATTGTATAGATTACTTCCTACTGATGAATTGGAAAAAACACAAAAATTTGAGATAAATGATGAGTCTATATTTGATATTTTTCGACTTATCGATTCCAAGATAGGAACAAGAAAAGTTGATGGCATAATTGGAGGTCCGCCTTGCCAAGCTTATTCAACAATTGGTAGGGCTCGAAACAAAGATAAAAAACCAACTGATTCACGCATTTATCTGTATGAATACTACGTAAAATTCTTGGAAAAATATCAACCTAGCTTTTTTATTTTTGAAAATGTAAAAGGTTTGTTATCATTTAGAGATTCAAAAGAAGAACTATTATTTCCAAAAATAATTAATGCGTTTATGAACGTTGGGTATAATGTTGAGTTTAAAATCATAAATTCTGCAGAGTTTGGAGTTCCACAAAAAAGGGAACGATTAATCCTAGTAGGAATTAAAAAAGATAAAAATGTAAAAGAATCATTTTTTGATTTATTAGAAATTCAAAAAGAGACCCCACCAAATTTATTTCAATTATTTTCTGATTTGCCTAAAATCAAAAATGGTATGGAGTGTAATCAATATATTACATCAGATATTAACAGCTACTTAAAAAAGTATATTAGAAAACAGGAAGATACCCCCTTAACTTATCATAAGGCAAGGTTAAATAATGAGAACGATTTAAAGATATATAAGCTTGTCGCTACAGAAAAAAGAAATGGAAATAATCTTCATTATACTGATTTGCCTCTTAGCCTCCAAACACATAATAACAAGAAGTCATTTTTAGATCGCTTTAAAGCTTTAGATGGTAATTCAGTAAGTCATACTATCGTAGCACACATATCTAAAGACGGACATCATTATATTCATCCAGATGTAAGTCAGAATCGTTCCATCACGGTTAGAGAAGCTGCTAGGATACAAACTTTTTCTGACGATTTTTATTTTGAGTCTTCTCGAACTTCTGCTTTTAAACAAATTGGCAATGCTGTTCCGCCAGTGTTAGCAGAAAAATTATCAAAAACTATTTTAAAACTATTTAAAGAAGAACTCGATTAGAACTCGAGCTCTTCTTTAATATTCATTACTTCGTCATATCTATCTATAAATTCTTGATTATATTGTTTAGCCTTCTCTAACAGCTCAGAATATGATCTTATTAACAATTTCCCATCTTTTTCATATGATTCTGCCATATCTTGAGCTTCTTCAGTTAATTTATAATTATCAGAAATCAGATACGTAGTTACTCTTTTTCCATAAGAGTTTTTATATTTTTCAAGTATAAATCTTTCATATCTCCTAGCTTGCATTATTTCTTTATAACTTATTTTTATAGAAGGGCGTTTTAATTCTATAATAATCAATTCACCATTTACTGCATTACATAAGAAATCTATTCTTCTATTTTTTTCTTCAAGATCTTCATCAGGAAAATTTTCTTTTAAAATTGTTCTAAAAGTTTTTTCTCTTTCGAATGTTGTTATCCGCGGATCTAAAATCCAAGGAAACTTTTCTAAAAATGGCTGTATTACTTTAGATTCACTAGCATCTTCATTGACATATTTTTCAAATTGAGAAATTGCTTTTATTCTCCCGACAGCTACTTTTGCTAACTCTTTTGACTCAATAGCTTCCCAATCAGTTGCAATTTTTTCTACATTTTCTATCGTTAGTTCAGTTTCTTCAAGTTCCTCGACATATGATTGAAAACTTTCAAATTTATACATTGACTTTACAGAATCAAGTACTCTAATTATAGGTTCAACATCGTTTGTATCCAAGGTGTTTTTCAATAGTGCAGATTTTATTTTATTTAAACTATTTTTTTCACTAGGTGACATTTCTGCGAAGAAGTCATCCGGAATTAATTCAGAAACTTTTTCGTCTTTACTGGCTTTTCTTCTCTTTTTCCAATCTATTCCAATTATTCGTATTAAGTTATCTAGCCCTTCTCTTAATCTTTCCATATCATCATTGTCATCCCATAAAATAGATTGTCTAGCTGTAGAAATCATATCTTTACAATTATTATCGTCTATAAAATCAATATTAAAAAAGCCAGTAACATAATCATTAAACCTATCATTTGATCTTTCGTTAAAGAATACTAATTCCGAAGCTAATTTTTTTCTAGCATACAATAAAAAACCACACTCACTTTTCTTTAAAGGAGTAGCTTTAGTGTATACTTCTCCACTAACAGAATGGTCATTTAAAAATTTTAAATTACTGTTTTTAGCAATTTCACCCTCGAAATCATCTGGAAATTTCCAAATATATTCTTTTTCCATAGAGTTAAAGTACAATGATTTTTCAACTTTTTCTTGTTTAGTCTCATCATTTAAATCTGAAATAACAACTGAAAAATCTTTATCAAAAAACGAAAATCTACTTGATAAACTGACAGCTAGTTCTTTTACATCTGTTATTTTCTTTTGTTTAATTTCTTTTATTATCACAGTAGTTCCGTTCGGTTCAGATGTACTTTCGTATTCAATAATACTTTCAGGAAAGTACTCTCCTGATGGCTTATTTTTTAAGTCTTCATAGTTAATTCTAAAAGCATTTTTTATGCCATCTCTGATAGAATATACCTCTATAATCTTAGCAACACCAAATACTGCCAATTTTCCTAATCCTTTTTTTCCAGTAACTTTTCGTCTTTTTTTCTCTGATAGCCCTGTCTTATCTGCTTCTCTTCTATTTCTACCAATCACGAGGAAACTATTGTTTAATTCTTCGTGTGTCATTCCATTACCATCATCGGACACAATCACAGACTTATCAATGTAATCAATTTTAACAGTCACTTGCTCTGCATCTGCATCGTAAGAATTGGATATTAACTCCGCAATAACTGGCGGAAAAGAACTATAAAGTTTAATTCCAAGATGGTCAATAGTATTTTTATCAAAATTTATAACAAATCCTTTATTATTCATATAATCACCCCAGTTAATTAAACCAAAAGAAAGCCTTGGAAACAATAGTTTTCCAGGGCTTCTTAGTAGATATAATCTTTGAGGGTTATAAAATCGCTTAATATATGGGGAACATAAGTTCAAGTCAAACGTTTATGATATTAAAACAGCACTTTTTGATTTATATAACATTAAATTTGTAACAAAAATGTTATATATGATTCCAAGTACCGTCCCTCAACGAGGGGCTTTTTTTATCGTTGCGGAATATTTAAATACCAGCGTTTGTCATGAAAATCTTGTGCTCCGCCTTTAGTATTACCTTCAGGATCATTCGTTGCCCGCATCATTACATAGACTTTCTTATTAGGAAAATTACGCATATTGAAAGATACATGATAGCCAACATTTCCTAAAGTATTATAAGCTTGATTTACGTCTGGTCTATAAATCCCATCAGCTCTTACTCTAGCTAGTTCTTTTCCAGTATTGTAGTCCATAATGAAGATATACTCGTATTTATAGTTAGCAATGTGCCATCCAGCTACATGCAAATTTGCTTTTTCGATTTCCCCAAGCTGATCAATGTGGGCGTGATTTGTTCCATCTGTCAGTGTAGGATTTGCAGCACCTGTTCTAGTTGGATCAATGACTGGTTTATCATCTGAAGTTGTCGGATTTTCATCGGTAAATCCATGAGCTAAATCATAAGCAAGCTTTTCTTTGCTAACTCCCATTTGCGATAAGTAACCATATGGATCGGTGTGATTCCCCCAAACATAATTTGTTACCCACAAATGAGAAATGATTCCTTTTGTAAATAAAGAAGTTCCTTGATCAAGAGTCGATGGAATTCCATATTTTTTTGCACTATCTCTTGTATATTCAATGTAAGCTCGATAGTTTTTCTCAAACAATGCTTTATCATATGTGCGCTGTAATTCAATCTGTACAGGCGCATAAGGGTTGGCGTTACCAGCACCCCACGAAACATATCCTTGCTCACCCACACGGTAAACAATCCCACCGTCACCAATAACATCTGTAGTATAAGGATTACTTCCGTTATAATTATTTTTCATGTTGGCGGCTACGTTTCTTGCAGGTGCATCTATCCCAGTTTCATGTAAAATAATTTTGTTTGGGATTGCTAATCTTGAATCCCCTTGATTTGGAGCTAGATTATATTCATCGTTAATAGTATAGGCAAATCCATTAATCGGCAATAAAAAAAGAGCCGTTAATAGGCTCATCACAGTAATAGTAATTTTCTTTTTCATTTGGTCCCTCCTTCTTCGCTTTCAGCCGAGAACATTTTGTAGGTTCGATTTGATACACCCAACACACTCCCTAAAAACGTGCCAAAACCAGTAATGATGACAACACAGATATCTGTGTACTGCCAATTGAGCGCTTTACCAACTAACCCCACGAAAGTAGCTAGTGCGGGAATAATTACCAGTGCGAACCATTTTAGTACTTCGAACGTTTTATTATTCATCTTCTTCTCTCCCTAAATAAAGTTTTAATTTGTTGCGTGTGTTCCGCCAATTTTTCTGCATGCTTATCTAATCTTTCATCGTGACTTTTCAGTTCTTCGTGTATCGTAAGTCGATCATTTTTGCTTGCTTCTAAATCTTTAGTCAGTAAATCTAAATTTCGGCTTACTTTTGAAAGAGTCTCAGTAATCTTCGAGAAAGATGCAGTGACTGGTCTTATTACTAATAAAATCAAAGAAACGATAGCGGTTATTGATCCTGCTATCATTCCCCATTCCCCTAAATTGATCATGTGACAACTCCTTGTATCAAAACTAAAAGCACATCAATTAAGATGCGCTTTCTTCTTTGCTAATAATTTTATCTGCTTCATCTTCTGTGATGCAGAGTGGAACAAATTCACGAACTTGATCGTCAGTAAAACAGCCCCAATCGTACATCATTTTTACATCGCTAAAACTAAACATTATGAAGCACCTCCAATTTGTTTTTCTATTGCTTCAATTTTTTTATTAATTGTTAAATCATTAAGCATCAGTTTGGCGTTCAACTGCGCCATCGAATCTGCTTTTTCCGTTAACTCTTCATTTGATTTTTTCAATGCAGTATTATCTACCTGTAAACCTATAGATAAATTTTCTAGTAGTTCTAATTTTTTAGAATAATTTTGTGTAACTGCTTCTTCCCACTTATTTTCAGTGAAGTTAAAAAATTGCGACTGTTGTCTTCTTCCGAAACCTTCATCCGTTTCATCTTCCTTCTTTTCAAACAAAATAGGTGGAACTTCGACAAATGGTAAAGATGTTGGAAAGTTATCTTCTACTTGATGTTCTTCATATCCCATTGGATACAATACTTTATAAATTGTTTTCATTTTACTCTTCCTCCAATTAGTAATCTGTTAAGCCGGCCAAGGATCTTGAGTGATCCACATACCTGAAATATATGAACTACCTGAACCTGATTTGGCTTGTATGATGCTACTTTGATCAATGAATGCACGTGCATCCGCTGGCTGACTTGCATTTCTAACTAGCGAAAGCGCGGTTTGCGCTGGATAGCCTTGATCACGTTTGAAACCGTCCGGGATTTTTAAAATCCAACGAGTTTCTGATCCTTCGGGCCATGTGCCACATTTAAAATTAAAAGTAAGAAATACGATGTTCCCGATTCTGATTATTTTTCCATTCACATCAGTTACGTTTGTTGTATCACTTCGATCAGCTAGTGTGATAGCTCGCTCGATCATACCTGCTTGCACAGGCAATCCATTGAATTGCAATCCGTCTTTAAAATTTTTCGTTCCTAAGACCGTTTCATTACCTGTGGCTTTTACTAAAACACCCTCCACACCATCAATTCCTTTGGCATGAGTTTTCAAATACTTAGCAACTCCGTCTTCTTTTAATTGCACAATATCAGCCATTAAACCGTCCCCACTTTCTCAAATGTAATATTGGCTAATCCATCGAGTTTCACTTTATCTTCTTTGGACATCAAACCATTTGCTGTCGTCGTAGCCACAGCTGTCGTTGTTGCATTGGCTCCAGGATCGCCTTTGTCCCCTTTATCACCTTTTGGCAATACAAAATTAAACTTTGCTGCACTTGCAGTACCAGCATTTGTGACACTAGCTGTTGTACCACTCGTTACTGTCCCTACAGTAATTGTGGCAGCCTGCCCAGGGTCTCCTTTATCTCCCTTGATAGTTTCGGGTTTACCCTCAACAGCATCCCAATGGGTTTGAGGGTAAACCTGAACATCATTCTGTTTTACTTTTACAATATCTGTCATTTGTCTATACCTCCCCTACTTTTTCAAACGATACATTTGGTATTTTGGAATCTGTATAAGCTTGTGCATTTTGATAAGCTTCACTCATTTTTTGATCAACATATTCTTGAGAGACGCCGCCACCTTCTCCACCACCTGTTGCAGAGATTACTCCTGTGTTTGAAATACTGATATTAGCTCCGGCAGTATAGTTGAATTGCTTATCGGCCGATAAAACATCATCAGTCATCGTTAAACCTTCACCGACACGAATACCACCTTTTACAAATTCGGAGGCAGTGGGTAAAACGTAAAAACCAGTCACTTCTGCATTTATTTTTCCATCTTCATCAATAGTGATGTTTTCTCCTGCAGTATAGTTTTTCAGTGAATCGAGTTTTTCTTTTAACTCCAGCGAAAAATTGACATCAGATTGTCTGACTGCAGAGACTTTTCCTGTCTCATCAATCGTCAATAATTCACCAATTTTTATACCACCCAAACGGTCGATAGTGGCAACTGGCAACACGTAGTCACCTTCTCCACTGTTTAAAATTTTTTGATACATTTCTGCCGTGATAATGCCGTCATCTTCTTCACTTGCATAGGGTAATTCTGTGAGAACATTCTCTAATCCCAAATCTTCTTTAGTAATGACGACGGCTCCAATTTTGCCATTAACAGATAAAACTGTTGCTTCTCCTGCTATTATTTCTTCTAGCCCAAGAACTGCGGAAGCATGTGTGATTGGAAAGAATTGGCGTTGTACACCTGTTTTTTCATCCGTTTCCATCATTCGTTTAGTTTTAGCCATTAGATCACCCCAACTTTCTCAAGAGTGAACACATTTTGCTTTGGATCATCAACGGTTGCGATGATCAAGGCTCCTTCTTCAATCGGGAATTCTACAGTTCCAACTTTTTCGACTTCGTGATTATCTGAAAAGAGATCATCCTGCAAAATATCAGTCACTTCAATCTCACCGTATTCAATCGTGAAAAGTGTTGCTCGTAATTTCTGATATAGATAATCCATATCTGCCAGCAAGCGCTCTGAAATAGACGCATGACGAACTCCTTGAATATCAACACGTGCATCCATTAATTCGGCTAACATTACTCCACCTGGATCGATAGACTTCAAAATATCTTTGATTGATTCAAACCATTTTAAATAATCGGTTTCTTGTCCTTCTCTCCATGCCTCAAATGTATTTTGTTGGTCTTGTCGCCATTGTTCAAATTCCTTTTTACGTGCATTCATCCAATCTGTGAAGTCACCTTTGTTTTCATTGATAAAAGCTGACATATCCGCAATTAAATCTTCGACTGTCTGCCAATACGATCCCATTTCACCCTCTGTTTTTGAGACAGCTTTAATCACAAAATAAGAGAAATCTTGCGTCGTAGCAATTAACTCATCATCTTTATAAATGATAAAATCTGCTGTTTGGCGATGTAGGCATTGCATCGAATATTGATCAAAAGTGTACTGAATTTTTCCTTTTTTTGCATCAATGACTTTAGTACCTAATTGAACTGGGTATTTGTCTCCGACAACTGATTCAAAATAGACTTTACAACCAGTTAGATCATAGGGTATTCCATTTTCAGTGATGGTTGCTTCCATAACTTCTGAATTCTTATTACCTTGCCGTACCTGAATCATACCGACATAGTTATAAGGTTCAGTTGTGCTGAGTACTACGTTCCACTTTGCCATTAATTACCACTCCTTTCTCAAAATCAGGTGGGATACAAATAGAAGCTATCTGACCAGATCCGAAGAATTCACGATCATATTCCGCCACAATTCCACCTGATTCTGCATTTTGTTCATAGGTTTGAATACGCCCATTTTCTAGACCTTTGATTACACCTGTGTGGCCGTAATATTCATGGCTTTCAAATGTATCACTGATTTTTGCGTTTCTTTCCCAATTGATAATTGAGCCAACAACTAGTTGGTCATACTCGGGATGAACAATAACCGTCCATAAATACAATGCCCATGAGTAGGCTCGTCCAATTTCCGCAGCGGAAAACACATTGCCGTGACGTACTTTGATCTCGTATTGTGTACCTGCCCCCATGTCAGGACCAATCATCACACCGGCATATTCCGCAGATAATGCATAACATTGATGGTTTCCGATAGGTTGATTCAACAAACTTTTCAAATGATTTAATCCTTTTTCTTCGATCACAAAATCACCTCTATTTCTTCGCTCTGGCGAGACAAACATCGCCGCCATTTAATAAATACCCGAAGGACCAATCGACGCGACCGATACCAACACCATTGGAATTCATGCCACCCATTTCAACAATAGAAGTGCTATATCCCTTCCAATCCTCTGCTAAAATAGCAGTGTGTCCATCATTACCAGCACCGGCTCCTTGGTTGACAATAATGATATCTCCTGCTTTCGCTTCATTTGGAGATATTTCAGTAAGATACTGACGTGGCCCTCTTGCATCCGCAGCCATTGAGCCTGTATACCACAGAGTTCCACGTGTTGCGGTTTTATATCCCGATTTTGTCAAAGCTAACCAAACAAAAGAAGAACAGTCAGCATACCCATTACGATCAGGATTCTCGACGCTACCAAAATTCCAACGTAACGGTTGCGAGTAATGGAAATAACCCATCAAGCTTTTGGCTGTACTGAGAATACTGCCGGCAGATGGGATTTGAAGATCTTTGAATTTGTTATACCAATTAACTGCCCATCCTTGTCTTTCTGGATGAGTTGTGGCTGGTCTTTCATAGTTTCGTTCAAATGTATAAGCAGCAGCTGCTGGATCAGTCATTGCTTTAAATCCAGAAACACTTGCCGGTTGAACAATTCCTAACCATTGACCGTTATACATTGTCCAATCTAATAACTTTCCTTGAGCTGACATTGTTCGATAATCTTCTGTAATTCCTGCAGCTCTCATCAGGTTTTGAACATAAGTCCTGCCATACCATGTTGCTGGAGGAACCAAAGGATATGCCGAACCATCCCATTGAACGATTCCATAAGCTGGTCCGCCGACTTGTGCAATATCTGGATTCATTGCAGCACCGGCTTCTCCTTGAACATTTCCAAGGATCCCAGCAATGGATGCTTTGGAATACCCTCTAGAAAGAAGCATGACCCATAATTCCCAAGCAAATTTGTCTGCTTGACTAGTTAACTCTGATGGATACATTCCATTCCAACTTCCCCCGCCGTTATTCCCACTTCCCCCTTGTCCAGGGAATACTTCTTGTCCGTTAATTGTGAGTTTTCCGCGAATATTGACATTTTTCATAAATTCCGCATCACCAAAGGCATTTAGCTTTTCCTGTAGGTTTAAACTTCCAAATAATATAGAAGTTCCATTCCCAAGTATTACCCAACCTTTTCCTTCTTTTGGTGAAATGAGAATATATTTTCCATCGCCGTTTGTTCGAATGACTAACGAATTATCTTCTAACGGTGTAGGAGTGGATGCGCCAGGAAAAGGATTGCCTGCAGAATCAGTCGTACCGATTGTGCCGATGGATTCTTTGGTGTTCCAAAACTCCATCCCTTTTTTGGTTAATTCCATGATTTTTTTGTTGCTGTTCACAATTTGTAAAGCTCCTTTTACTAACTTGAGCTGATCACCAACAGCGTTAAATGAAGTTTCAAAAATATCTGCTCTAATACGTCCAGACTGGATATAATTTGCATTAAAGTTTCCATCAATCGTCCATGCTGTTTTAAAATTTGCCTCATTGAATTTTCCATCAATAAATCCGATTCCTTCCGAATTAGCTACAAGAAAATGATTAGAAGTTTCAATGCTATCCCCATTCATCCAAACCATCTGATATGGTTGACGACTTTCTCCTTTACCAGTATCCCAAGGGTTCATCATAATAATTGATCCACCCTTTGCCCCACGGATGATATCCGATTGCCATTTAGAAACTTCGGTAGACTCATAAAAGGTCATCTTCTTCTCGTCAAGGGTCTGTATGGCAGTTTGAGTATTTGAAGCTTGACGTGTTGATGAAGTATTTAAATTATCACCTAAGCCAGTTTCGACTTTTCCTGTTAATCGATCAATTTTCACACTGAAAATTCTAGTCTCGTAATGATAGCCGCGGTCATCACGATGAATACGTATAATATTACCTAAACTATCTGCTCCGAAAATAGTTGCTTTAAATTGAACTAGCGGACGTGAACAGTTAACCAATTCTTGATAGGTAAGCTGAATTAGCTCAACAGGATCTTCGCAGTCTTCGAATATAATTACCTTCTCACGCTTACGACGTTTTCCGTTTTTAGTAGGAATACCATATTTTTCAGTCATCTCAGGGATTTCCAAATATATCTGACCAGTAGGCTTGTTTAACGGATCCCCTTTTGATTTGGACCAGTATACTTGATCAAACTCAATACGACGACCATAACCATCTCCAACCTCTTCACCACGGCCGCGTCCGATTAGAGAAGTATAGATGTTACTTCGATCTACTTCTTTTTCAATTGTCAAGGCTTTATCACCGTACTCATATCGCTCATTACTGTATTCGCCAATCTGCTTGTAAACTTCTATCCATTTATCTGTGATTCCTTCTCCACTTAGATTGCACCTAAAAACAATCTCGCATCCTAACGTTTGTAGATTTTTTAAGGCTTCACGGATACTACAGTAGTAAAAAGTCATAGAAACAGCTGGCAGAGTTGAATCTAAGTGGCCAACTCGCCACTCACCTAATGTGAAATCTATGACTCTCTGGATGGTTTTCTGAAAAAACTCGTTAGCCGGACGAATATCATTAATGATATAAGCATCCAATTCATCAGGCCCAAAATTAATCCCAGTGAATATCAACAATGAACCCGGATCAGCAATTCCGATAATTTTATACATAGAAAAAGACGACTCGCTTTCACGAACCGCCATATAAGCTGACTCTTTAATTTCATCGTCAAACTCCATGCTAACTGCTAATTTATCATTAATTAACTCATCTTTACTTGGTGTAATTTCCTTTTCTTGAACTACCGAAAAAAGTTTATCTTCCCCTACTATTTTTATAAGCTTTTGGCTATCATCGAAAAAATAAACATCTTTGTCCATTACAGCCACACTCCTCTATATCGTATTAAGGGAGTGCCATTATCACACTTAATTAGATCACCGGTTCTAACCATAAAGTTTTTAAATGAGCTAGTAAGATCAAGAATTCTTGTTTTATTCACTCCATTTACAAAAACTTTTCCCTCAGCTATGTCCATCTCGATAAAGTCACCTTTTTTTATCATTGAGTTAGTCACACTAATATTTTGACGGCCATTTGTAATACTTAAGTTCCCATCATTATTAGCCTTTAAACTAATTGAAATCGGAGCTACTTCATACGGAAGATATTCTGAGACTATGCCGTTTGTTTCAAATATACGTGTATATTTTCTGGGATCAGAACAGATTATAGAGAAACTAGATATTACACTATGAACGTTTCCTGGAATATCATCACAGGTCTGATACCTTCCGTAATAATACATATCCAACTCATCGTTAAAGTGAATTTCTACATCTTTATCCCTGTAAAGCAGCCTCATCAATTTATTAAAGCTTCGTTGGAATTCAATAGGATTCTTTTCTTCTAATTTAAAATGTATAGTTAAAATCCTCTCTGGAAGTCTTTGAGAACTAATACGAACACCTATGCTCACCGCTTCACTCTCAATCTCTAAAGAAACCATTTCTCTACCTTCCACATACAAAGTCTGGTACCCTTCTATATAATTCTCGATAAACTTCCCATCATAATTCAATGCAGATGTCGGTATCCATGTTTTCTGACTGTCGTTTTTAACCGTGTCTCTGAATTCATACATTGGATTATGCCACTCCATCATATTTCCCTCACTTTCTAGAACAATAAATTAATATCCGCCTCTTTACCTTGAATGTTTGAAATATCCTCAACAAACGCTTCAAACACTTGATTTCCTAAGCGAATATTGAAAACTGCAGGACGTTTATTTTTGCCGTAGTTAACACTATGCTCTATTTGTGTTGTGAAATTTCTATTTGCATTTTTTAAATTCGCTGAAAGATCAATATCAGGTGTACGAGTAAAACTATCTGCAATCATATTAGCCATGTTTCCTACATTGCTTTGGACACTGGCAAA